ACACAAAGACCGGTGCTTTACGATACAAATAATAGAATACAATAAAACCCAGACACAGTCCTATACCAAAGCATTTAACATTCACTTTCTTTAATCCAGCTAGCATATACAAATGCTCTGCCGGTACCCACCCCAATTTTGAATCCCCAGTTCCGAATGTGTTTACTGACTAATAATGTTTAGATCATTTTCTTACTAAGTGCTTGCTTAAGGCCGCACTTGATGATCATAATAGTAATCACCACAAGAACCAAACCAATAACAAGAAATGCAAGGATGATGAAGAAAGTCTTTAAAGGCCCTCCAAACCACGAACTCATCCCAGAAAGCCAGCCAAGCAGATCAACACTACCCCTTTTGGGGTTGACAACTATTGACGAACCACCTTCAATGCTTCTGTCATCATGAGGAGCAATGGCGATGAGTGTTCCTTTCACAATCATTGGCTTCCTAGTTGACCCACAATCATACTGGCCCTCAACCACAATTACAGGCTTTGAGAAATGTAATATTGTGCAATACACAGTTTCTGTGGAGTAAGCTTTGAACATGACATTGATTGCCTCTTCCTCGCTACTAAAGTGGAAAACAGTATTTCCCCCAGTCTTAACCTGGACACACATCCTAGCCCCTTCATCACAAGAATAGCACCCAGTGAGGTTCTTGAAAGTTGCATCACAATCAAATGGATTACTTTCATATTCAATTTCATAATCATCTAGAACTAATCTGACACTAGCTCTGATCTCTCCCGTTGTCATGGCTTGGACAGTGCTCTTCTCCATGGATTGAGTGAAAGTCATTCTGTCTCTCACTTGAGGAAGTGAACCTCTGTTAAACACGGTCATTGGATCAATCATGTTGGTTACACATTCAACACTGTCCATTTCAGGCTGATACTCGATCAGATTTGGTGCTATCTTGCAGATGGAGGATGCTTTCATGGCAGCCTCTTCAGTGGGACATCTGACTTCACCCAGGAAACCCTTTCTAGGCTCCATGGAGTAAGGTTCATCTACTATTGCAAAGCTGCCTGACCCTAGTCTCATGAATGAATACGAGTTGGAACCTGTGATACCCTCCGAATCCAAGATTAATCCTATGGAGCCCCAATCAGTCGGTTGGGTACTCATAGCCATGAGAGTGATCTTGAATGTTCTGGAATGTGTATTAACAGTTAACCTGACCCTATGATTCCAGGCGGCACACTTAAAGACCTTAAAACCATTTCTATACACTGATTTCAAGTAAGCATGAGAATACAAACAAGATGGATTCACATTAAAGCATCCGTAGCCCATACCACCGCTTTGTTCAAAGCATCTGTTCTCATGAATCACATCATCATGTGTTTTGCCAGTGAACTCCAGAGAGGTTTTGTTAGATCTCCATTTCAAGCATAAGTCACCTGTGCACTCACCCATTAGATGGCACCTCCTAGAGCTCAAACATACTGGAGAGTATAATGATGTCCAGAAAGATTCACCTTCTCGGCACACCAACTCACTGGAGTCTGTCCTTATAGAGATAAATTGCTTTTCACTATCTCTCAGGCCCTTTAGCAGGAGACAAGATTCTGAACCTATGGGCCCCAATTTAAGGACCACTGTTCCAGTGGCTTTGCAGCTTGTTTTCTCAGTTTGACTGTTACATTGCATTATGCGTGACTCAGCAATGACACTCTCAGAACAAGAATACGCAGACCCAATCATAGCAAGTATCACTGTGCCGTAAAACGAGTATTTTGCGCCTGGAGCTCCAGAGGAGTACTGAACTCTTTCTGGCTCTCTCTCTATCTCTCGTCTGCTAGTCCATCCTATGGCGTTGTTTGTTTCCCTCACTGCTTTCTTCACTCTCTCCCTCCACTTCTTCACTAGCCAGACTATAAAGACTGATAGCCAGCAGAATGGAGTCAATGATGCAGGGATAAGTAGCTTGATAACTGATTTTGATTTAAGGATGACATAAAATATCATGGATATCAGAGCCATAGCCACAGTAGAGACTAGCAGAGCAGAGTAAGCTGTGTGGCATTGATAGTTTAACAAGCCATGGATACAAAATAGACAATCACTAATGTCACAGGAGTCTCTAGGTGAACAGTGAACCACCAGATGAATGTTTGAAGGAGATGTTTCTTCAGTCATATGAATCCCTACATTTCCCCCAACAATTTCACTATTCCCTGGGTAAGGTATGTGGATAAAAGTTGAAGGTTCTTGCATGACACTTTTGCAAGACCCATGACTGCAAGCTATTGCGTATACAACCTTAGGTCCATGGGTCCTCACAACAATTTCTCCTCTTCCACATTCCCAGAGACAAGTGGTGCAGTCCCTAGTAGTTGCATTTGCAACCTTCAAGCTGGTCCTTTTGACAAGAACCTTCTCATAGCCAATACATTTGGGTCTAACCCACATTCCCCCTATGTTCACTTCTATCACTGCACTATGTTTTCTGAGCATACAATGGGCTTCAGGGTTTGTCACATGACAAGGATACTTCCCACAGTAGTACTCATCTCCATTACAATCTTTGCTATCGGAAACAGCAGGAGTCTCAAAGCCTTTACACAATGATACATTGTATGCTTCATATTTCACAGTTGCTTCCTTCTTAATCTTGTAACAAAAAAACTGATCTGAAGCATACTCTTGCCTTGATCTCATTTTCATTTCTTCAATGTACACCTTCTTGGTTGCAGTGACCACAAAGCCCATTCTCTCGAATTTTGAGTTCCCCTTCCTACAAGACTTGATCTTCATTAGTCCTATTGCACATATATCCTTAGAATACCTAACTGGTGGTATTTCATCACTGCCTCCCCTTTGGCAAACAACATCTTGAACTGGCTTGTATATTATCTTATTGCCAGAACCTGATTTTGTTGTACAGGAAGTGCAGTCTTTAGAGAGGATGTTCCCTGTTTGACACCCCACTATAGTCAATTTCCCTTCCAAGCTGATAAAAAAGAAGGCTCTCATGTCATCTGAGCAGTGTTTCTTGATAATTCCAGCCTCTTTGGCACATGTTCTCTGTCCACTAGATGAGTATTGAAGTATACAATTGCTTGCTTCTTTCCCGATAATTGGTGGGTCCTCAAAAGCTGATTCTAGCATGCTATACTTATCAAAGTTTGATGAGAAGAAAGGGTAAGCCCGTGGGTCTAGCTGATGCTCCCAAGAATTGCACTCCTGACTGTAATTTATGGCACACTGGCCAACAGCAAAGCCATCGCCAGAAAACCAATAAGCACCTCTTCCAGGCCTATTCAGCATATGATTAGTATCCCTGTTCTGTAGCTCTGCAGTTACACTTAGACTGCTAGCAAGGATTGAGGTTAGGATTATAGTAGCAGGAGTTGACATAGTAATGGATCTTCTTGTTGTTGATCTAAGATCCTTCTTTTCAACTCTCTCCTCTTCAAGTTCTCTGATCTTCAATTTTAAGGCCTTATCTAGTTCATGTGCTCTCATTTCTGCTTCAGCTTTCATCTGCCTCTCTCTTTCTAGTACATCAGACAGAGCTGCCTTTTGTAGTTTCTCATCTTCCCACTCCTTTCTCATTTTGTCTTCTAGCTCCTTCATTCTTGCCTTGCTCTCACTGATTAATCTCTCCCTCTCTCTTCTCTCTTCAATTAGTATTCTCTGAACCTTGTCCATTTCATCTGTCACAACCTTCAGTTTTTTGGCATAGTCTTCATCGGTCTGTGGGAGTACGGACATGACTGCTGGTTTAGGGGAGTCTATGATCTTGAGGTCATTAGGGTTATCTAAATGACCAGTCCAAAAGGGTTTTTTCTCAAGGAGGCTACAATTGTGAGAACCGGGTCTTAAGGAATCAGGGATTCTATCATTTTGAACTTCAATCCGCACTTTTTGATCTCTATTGAACATCATTGCTGCCAGCCCATAAAGGTCAGAGTGAACACTTGAGACATAGTTGGACATCAGATCCTTATTGCAAGACTCAGACTTTAGAGTACCCATCTTGCACAGACCCCTCTCAAGCCCAAGGATGTTAGTGGCGTTCTCCCAAGCTTCAAGGAATTGACCTAGCTCAGTTTTTGAGCTATAGCAGATAGAGGATTTAGTGCTATTTGCAAACTCTGAAATTATAACAAATTTCAGGTAAGCCTGCTGCACAAAACAGATTAGTAAAATCAATATTGTAGGATAAAACATAAGCACCTTCTTTGTGT